GAGTAACAGTATCGCTTACTGGTTCAGGTCGAGAGCTTCCACCACCAAAACACATATTATTCTCCTACAATCTATTCCAAAAACTGGTCTTGTTCCTATTATTAGGCGATCTTGAAAAAATATCAAAGCCTTTTCTTGCATTGAAAGCTTTTACTGGTTTCTGACCAGCCATCAAAGTTCTACCCTCACCAGCTCCTAACATCAAATATTGAAGAGCATCATGTATGTGAGAGTACATATTCTTATCAGGTTTATCATCATATCTCTCACCAGATACTTGCATCCTTCGATAACAATATCCACCTTGAAAACCTTTGATAAGTTGTGGACATCTTCTATCAATAAGAAACGCTGGCTTACCATCTGCCATCTTATTTAATTGTGCAGAAACAGATTCCAAACGTAAATCAACACTATTACTTGGAGCTGGCACAGCTTTCAATCCAGCACCTCTCAGTATTTGAAATGGTGTAGATTCATCTGTCTGCGCTCTAAAATCACCAGCGGGATCACCATAAATATACACATCAAGACCATTGAATCGAGAGCTTATCTCTTGTCGCAATAGTTCAGCAAATCTTACAATACCCATATCAATAGCAACTATCTCTGATTGCACTAACCATCGACCTCTTACTTTCTGTGCAAATACAGCAGAAGGTGTAAGTCCAAAGTCGATACCAATATACAAAGGCACACCCATAGCAATAGGTATTTCTTCTTGAGCAATATGTGTTTCACCAAGAAACTCAGGATATACTGGCTTTCCTTCCTGAATCATTCCTAATCTATTCATTACATAAACATCTATCCAACTCTTAGTCTTACCTCGTATTAGATTTGGATAGTATGTATCAAGGATGTTACTTGCGTTTTCTGCTTTCTTATTCATGTCATAACCAGACACTTCACCCTTATCATCAAGCTTTTCTTGCATTGCCGCTGGTTGTGTAAAGAAAGACCAGTTATCAGGTTTCACTAACATAGTCGCTTGTTCTCTTGGAATATGATCTGGTATCGGAACTTCACCAGCCATGATAGCCCACCAATGATCTTCTTCTGGTGCGTTAGTATCACAGATAACACCAGACCAACTTGGCCCACCATCTCGCATACTTGGAAATCTACCAACACGCATAGTACACGCATCAATAATACTTTTAGGAATCTCTCTTGCTTCATTTACCCACACACCAGTTAGTTCAAGAGAAAGAAGTTTCTTTACATCTTCAGGTCTGTCAAGTGCTAGAAACAAAACTTCGAGATCGACATCCCCTTTTTTTATGTGGTGAGTATAAGGTACACTCCAATGGAAGTTACCCCAATCATCTTCAGGAAACCAATCAAGCCAAGTCTTTATAGTTGTTGTTCGGAGTTGTGGGTTAGTGTTTCTGATAACAGCCCATCTAGATCTACGGATCTTATCTTTATTTGGTTTCTGTTCTAATGCTCTTCTAAATACTTCAACACAGCATCCAACAGATTTACCAGAACCAACTGGACCTCGTATGCCACGAAAAAAATTATCATCTTTCATGAAGTCTTTAAGAGTTTCGCCATCAGGTTTATAATTAAAATTAATCAACTCAAACCTTTTTGTACTCCAGTACGAATCATAATCTCTGCTACCTCTGGGCCGATGTTTTCTATTACACTATCGAGCATTGAGTTGGTAACAAAAGACTTTGTATGCTTTTCATCAAAGTATTGAAAATGTATTTCTTTTACCAATCTTCTCAACATTCTATGTTCTTCTGGCTTTAAGTTATTTATAAAGCTCAACTAAACCTCCTATAGAGTGCTGTCTTTTTTGCTATTTGTTTTGGTTGAGAAGAAAACTGTTTCCCTTTCTTCTTTGCTTTTCTTTTCTCTGCTGTGGTTCGTGCGTACTCTTCTGATGACAGAGCTTGTATTGCTTTCTTTGGTAGATACCTTTCCCCAGTCACGGAAGACTTCTTGCCACTTTTCGTTTGCCAATCTTGTTCTCCCCAAGCTTTCAAACTTCTTTGTGAACGCTTCATTTAATAAGTTTCCACAAAGCTTCTTTTTCTTTAACAGCTGTTCTTAGTTTCTTTTTTTTAAGCCGTGTCTTTACAGCCTGAACCCCTTTTACTCCAGCAATAATTGGTGAAAAAAGAACACCTAACATTCCAGAACCAGTTCTTCCTACTTCGGTGTCAGTTTTATTTATCCCTGAAAAAAATTTTATGTCCTTTTGTTTTTTGACATTTTTATTGTAGAGAGCTTGAGCATTTTTTATCTTCTTATTTTTTTGTCTAGCTTGATGAATAAAATAATCAGGAAAGCGTTTTCTATAGTTTTCTTGAATCTTTTTATTTGTGATTGCTTTTTCCATTAAGTATAACCACCACCTCTTGCTTTATAGGTCTTGGCTAGTAACTGTGCTTTTCGTGCTGACCACTTACCAGCCGCCGTACCTTGAACTGCTCGATTCTTGATTGAGTTGAATAAAGCCTTACGCATTTTTGGTTTGGTATAATTACCAGCCGCATTAACTGCCATTCATCTTGACCTTATCGTAAAGAGGTTGCTTCTTCTTCTTTCTCTTTCTTAACTTTGCAAAATCAGCTTTCTCGATCTTTTTAGGATCTCCAGCTTGTGACGCAATCATTGATTGTCCTTGACTATATCCAGGCATTACTTCTTCCTTTTCATTCTTAGATAAGCGGCAAGAGTTGCCTTCTCGATCTTACCTTGTTTCTTGGCTTTTCTAACTTCGTCCATAGTAACAGCGGCATAAGACTTACCTTTGAAAGTAAATTTAGCTTTACCTTCTTTTCTTGCCATTCTAAAAGCTTCTTTGAATGTAGAAGGTTCTTTTGATTTCTGAATGATAGCTTTAGCTTTTCCACCCTCACCTTTTGGTGCAAATTTATCTACACCTTGATTTCTAGCCTTTCTTGCTCTCATTTGATTTGCTTGTTGAAGTGTCTTTCGCTTATCAGAAACAGTTTCACTTTTAGTTTCCATAAACTTTTTAGCTTTACCACCAGCACCCTTTGGAGCAAACTTATCTTCCCCAGTCTTTCTTCTTGATGGTGGAGGAGCATTTTTATCAATAAACTTTGAAGCCTTACCACCAGATCCTTTAGGAGCATCTTCATTTAGCTTACCTTTTCGCATACGGCTTTCGCCTGACTGGTTCTTTATTCCAGAACGCTCTGCCCTTTGCTCAAGCTTCTCTTCTCTAACTCTTCTTGCTGGTGCGTTAAGAGTAGACTTTAAATTTCTACCCATCTCTCTGAGTCGATCAAAAAGACCACTCTTCTTTTTCTTCTTCTTCTTTTTCTTTTTGTTATACATATCTTGAAGAGCTTTCCCAGCCTTTCCAGCTGTGGTTTTCTGCATCTTCTCAAGCTGTTTCTTTCTAGCTTCTGGTGTCATTTGTTACTCCTTTGGTTCTGGATTCTCACCCACTAAGATTTTTTTGAACTCTCATTACGCTTACTAATCGCCCTAGCTTTTGCTCGAGCATCTTCCTTACTACTTGCTCCCCATGCTCTTAGACTTAGAAGAAGTCTGGTTGGTTTTCCGTCCTTGTACTCTGGTCCTTTTGCGTTCCCCATCCTTGCTAGAAAGCTGGCTCGTCTTGGATTGTCCCCCTTTGGTACTGGAGCTTTTAGATCCGAGCCTGGATTCTCCCTTTCGTACGACTTTCTGCCCTGTTCGTTTAGACCGCCGCTTGGGTTCTTCCCTCCCTTTCTCTGCCACAATGGTGTCGCCATTTTGTTTACCTTTTCTGTTTAGAAGAACAGATGCTAATACACCAACCCTCATGATCGCACCTTTCAGAGTAAAAAATATTTTTGAGATAATCAACATAAATCCATAACTACCACCAACCCAACAACCTTGTCGAGCTTTTTTTAGCTAAAAATGTTAGAGGAACACTTCTCATGTATGTGTAGTGCCTAGTTTTGGTGTACCCCTGTCTGTCGTGTAACCCCTGCGAGGTACGAGCTAGTGTTTACGTTTGGCTATCTGTGGAGAGCCAAAGGTAAAGATAAACATTTGTGCGTCAGCACTAAGTTACCATTGCTTGGGAGATCCTCGACCTTGCAATCTCTACGATAGGGTGGGACGGTGGGGATATCAATTCATTGTTTGACGGAGCAGTCATAGCTCAAGGCAAACAATTAGATTTACATAGTTAGACTATGCTATGAACCAAACCTTTGTTTATCTAATAACAACCCAATGCAACAACCAAGTATATCATTTGTTCGAAGAACTAAGTTAGACGCCGTTGGGCTAGGCATCTCGTAGAGATCGGCGTCGTGTCGGAGTTGAGGGTCTGGCTCAACCGACACCACCGAAAGCTAAGTAAGATCGATCTTGATGTTGAAGTCACCGACTACTTGATGTTGGGCTTTGTCTATCGGCTTGTGTCCAGCTCGATCTAGTATATCTTTGCTTGCTTCCAACTTGACATACTCTGATTTCGCATTGGTTGATAAGTTGATAACTTGTTTTAATGATTTCGTAGCAGACAAACCAATCATGTTTTGGACTTCCTGAAATAATCTTTGTTGCACGTGTGGGAGTTTCAAAGTCTTACTGGCTGTGACTCGGCCCGATTCACCCTTTGCATATCCAGCTTCTTGAGATGCTTCGGTTATGGTTTTACCATTTGATACGGCCATAACCAAGAGTTCTTGTTTTTTGGTTAACTTCTGATTCATTGCTTTGTCTAACTACATGATTCCTTGTGTTTGATTTTGCGTTAAATTTTCAACCCTTGTCAAGATCCTACTTATGGTGAAGCGGCGGCAACTGTAAAAAAGTTTGTCCAATAACGTTTAATAGTGCAGATGTG